AGGTCAACGCCAGCGTGCAAGCCCTGGCCCTGATCGAAGCCGGCGGCGGTCAACTGACCGCCGAGCAGCTGGTCGAGTTCACCGGTCTGCAAACCAAATTCGGCGAGCTGACCGCGCAAATCACCCGGATGGAAGCATCCGAGAGCATGGCCGCCGCGGCCGCCGTGCCTGTTGATCGTGCCCTGTCGGCGATCCATCAACCCGCAGCACCGCCTGCGGCGGCTGCAAGCATGCCGGCAACGCCGCGCATGCCAAGCGTGCCCGGTACCGGCATGTCGCGCATGGTGCGCGCGCTGGTTGTCGCTCAAGGCAACCAGCAAGTGGCCGCCAAGTTTGCGATGGACAATCACTTCGGTGAAGACGTCGCGATGGCACTGAATACCCTGACGCCTGGCGCTGGCGGCGTGCTCGTCCCGCAAAACATGGCCCGTGAAGTGATTGAGCTGTGGCGTCCACAGTCGGTTGTCCGCCGCCTCGGTGCGCGCACGCTGCCGCTCACGAACGGCAACATCACCCTGCCGCGTCTGAAGGGTGGCGCAGTCGTTGGTTACACCGGCAGCGATTCGGATATCGGTGTGACTGGCCAGACCTTCGACAACCTGAAGCTGTCGGCGAAGAAGCTGACCGGCCTGGTCCCGATCTCGAACGACCTGCTGGCCTATGCCGGTACGAGCCCGAACGTCGACAAGCTCGTAGTGGACGACCTGACCGGAGCAATGAGCTCGCGTGAAGACAAGGCGTTCATCCGCGATGACGGCACCTTGGAAACCCCGAAAGGCCTGCTGGCCTGGGCGCTGGCTGGCTTTAAGTTCGCGGCGTCCGCCGGTGACACGCTGCAGAAGATCGAAAACGATCTGAACAAGTTGATCCTGGCCCTGGAAAACGTGAACGCCAACATGGGCGCTCCCGGCTGGATCATGTCGCCGCGTTCGTTCCGCTTCCTGGAAGGTCTGCGCGACGGCAACGGCAACAAGGTCTATCCCGAAATGAAGGACGGGAACCTGAAGGGCTACCCAGTCGGCAAGACGACCCAGATCCCGAACAACCTGGGCGCCAGCTCGAACCAGTCGGAAATCTACTTCGTGGACTTCAACGACTGTTTCATCGGCGAAGACGAAACGCTTCTGATCGATTACTCGAAGGAAGCGACGTACAAGGACGAGGGCGGCAATCTCGTCAGCGCCTTCCAGCGTGATCAAACGCTGGTGCGCGTCATCGCGAAGCACGACTTCGGCCCGCGCCACGTCGAATCGATCGCGATCCTGACCGCGGTTACCTGGGGCGCGTAAAGCTTCCTGAATGCCGGCCTGCTACCGCAGGTCGGCCAACCCTTCATCAAGGAACTCCATCGTGGAAACTGTCGAATTCATCAAGCCCTGGAAAATTTACAGTCCAGGCGACGTCGCCGGCTTCGAGGCCGATCAGGCCAAGATCCTGACCGACGGCAAGGTGGCAAAGCCGTACGAGGCAGACGCCAAAGCCGCAAAACCAGCGAAGTAACCTGCCGCATCTCCGGCGCAGGTCTGAGGAGCTACATGCTCGCTAGACCTGCTGCCGCGCCAAGAGAAAGCTCTAGCGATGACCCACCTGCATATGTCCCGCGAGGTCTCGACCATCCGCGTGTACTCCGCGCCTGGCGGCTACGAGGAGCGCCGGCCGTATGACGGAATCATCACGGTATCCCACTTGACCAACTGGTTCGCCTACGTGCATGGCGCTGTGGGCAAGGTCGACCGCTCCACCTACACGGCGGCAATGAACGAGCTCCGCGATATCGGCGTCACCACGGTGATGTACGAGCGGCGCGGGCGAATGAAAACCATCGAATTGAACAGTGAGACTTGCCGCCCATGAGTATCAAATTTACCGCGCCAAATCCACAATTCCTGCGCGTCATGGGGGCTGCAGCACTCAATCTGCCTAACAGCGATTGGACGATAGCCATCGCCATCACGTTCAATGGCTGGATGGTAAATGGCACTGGCCAGTATGCGTTTTCGGGTGGATCGTATGGCGCGGCTGATGCGTTGAGCTTGTGCTACCAGCCAGGCTCCACCGATACCATGCAATTGTTTTTCGAAGGCAACGGCCCGATTCTGCCGCTGAACTTCCCAGAAGTTGTGAGCGGTACGTACATCGCTGTAGTGCAGCGTTCGGCTGGAGTCGTGCGGCTGAAAATGTGCCCGGTCCAAAGCACCATGCCGACGTCGGGCGCTGCAGTTTTGACAAGCGCAGCCAGTATGTCGCTGACGCGAGCGCTCGCAATGCCAGGTCACAGCGGTGGCCTGGTGCTGGGTAATCGCAGCAACGACCGCACCATTGACCAATCGCTGTCGCGGGCGCTCTGCGTTCACGAAGCGTTGAGCGACTTGGACATCGCGAAGCTTGCGCACGGCATGCAGATCGCGGACCTGGGCAAAACGCCCGTCTGGCACATCCGCATGAACGATGGGTCTGACACTGCAGACCTCGGCGCGACGGCCATGTCGGTTGTCCGCAGCTCAGGTGCTGACCCGATGCCAACTGGCGCTGTGTCAGGTTGGGCTTATGTGACAAGCAACCGCCCACCGACAGTTGCAAAGCCGACGATCGACGGCACGCCGCAGGTAGGAACTGCCAGCACCGCTACGCTTGGCACCGTCGACGCTGCGCCAGCGCCGACACTGACGTATCAGTGGCTTGTCGATGGTGTCAATGGAACTGGCGCTGGCGCGACGACCGCGTCGTACACCCCTGCGTCCGCGGACGTGGGAAAGGCGCTCACGGTTCGCGTTAGCGCGACCAACAGTGAAGGCTCGGGCAGTGCGGCGAGTGATGCGAAAACCGTCGCTGCCGCCGTGACCGCTGTGACAGTCGTCAGTCCCGACAACGAACGCATTTTTCAGCGGATCGGGACGTCATCCCCTGTGGCGTTATCGGGCACCTGCACCGGCGAGGCTCCGGCGAGCGTGCAATACCGCCTGATGTCGCGCGATGGCCTGACCGAAATCAAGACCTGGGCCGACATCGGCGCCACGTTCCCAGCGGGTGGTTCGTGGGCGGCTACTCCAGCCATCCCGCAAGGCGCTCAAAAATACCGGATTCAAGTACGCTCCCTGCGCAGCAACGGCACCACGATTGCGACGTCCGACCTGGCTGCCAATGCGTTCGGCGTCGGCGACCTGATCGGCATGATCGGATCGTCCTCGGCGAATAGCTGGAGTTACAGCAGCAGCACCGGCACGTTTGACGATGCACGCGCTTCGATGTATTCCGGCGGCGTCTGGAATGTCGGTAGCCGCACGTATGCCAGCGTCATGGCCACGTATATTGCGCAGCAGCTCGGAGTCGTTGTCGGCACCATTGCTGCAGGCGTCGGCGGCACGAGCATTGTCGACTGGGCGCGAACCAACCGGCTGAACTGTTTCAGCGGCTTTACCGATACCATCACGGCGCTCGGCGGCAAGCTGGCCGGCGTGTTTTCTTCGGTCGGCTCGAACGACGCGGCGTACGGCGGTAGCGTTACCTCAAAAGCTGCACATCTGGAAAACATCAATCTTCTATCCAGCAAGATTCGTACGCACACCAGCCAGCCAAATTTACCGATGCTGATCGGTGGCTACAACCGTCGCACGAGTTTTGGCGGGCCGATGGATCAAGCGCAGTTCGACATTCAATCGAATTGGGTGCGCGAAGCGGAAAAGGATGCTGCTGATCAAGCTGGCGCCAATATCTACCATGTGCAGGTTCTCGACTACGAACTGACCGACGGCATTCACCTGAAAGATTACGCAGGCATGTGCGGGCGCATGGGGTTCGTGTGGGCCGAGGCAATGCAAGGTCGCCGTCGTCAAGGGCCGCGCATTACCGCGTTCACGTTCAGTGGCACCGATCTTTTTGTCGACGTCGAGCACGGCAACGGCACCGACATTGCACCATCGAGCGGCGGATCGGGCCTCACCCTCACCGACGCCAGCGGCACGCCTACGCTCGTTTCGACGGCCCGCGTGAGCGCAACTCGTTACCGCGCCACGTTTGATCGCGCGTTGGTCGCTCCTGTCGCAGCGAAGTTTCTGGCCGGCAGCGCACCGACGATGGCAGCGCCCATCTACGATAACGGCGCAGTGCCGTTGCCGATGATGGTCGAAACTGAAATGGCAGCGACAGCAGCAGAA